CGGCCCCGGCCAGCCCGCCGCAGGGGCCGCGGAGTGGGCGCCCCTGCGCGCCGGCACACTGTCCGTGTCCCTGGTGCTGCTGACCGCCCAGCGCCACCACGTCGCCCGGGACACCCTGCGGGAGTGGCTGCGCAAGCAGAAGGCCAGCGGCCACGCCGACGACCAGGCTGCCGCCGTGGCGGGGCTGGCCAACCTGCGGCAAGAGGCGAGGATCGCGCTGGTGGGTGCCTCGGCCGCCTACCGGGACGAGGCCCGCGCGGCAGCCACCGCCCGCCGGGCCAAGGTCGAGGGGGCGACCCTGCGGCCATGACCCGGGGGTTTCACATCAAGCCCTGGTACACCCTGCGCGAGTACGCCGACATGACCGGCACGCCCATCGGGACCGTACGCCGGCAGGCCGACCGGGGGACGCTCCAGACCGGCAGGGAAGGGGGGCGCCGCGTGATCTACCTGGCCACGGTGCAGGCCGACAACCCGGAGCGGTGGGCCTCGATTGTGCTGGCGCTTCAGGTGAACCGGCTGGGCGAGTGACTGCCACGGGTTGCCACGGTCTGCCACAGCACAAACTTTTCTCTTTAGGGGCTGTTGGGGTCGGCGCCGCCGCGCGCACGCCCCCGTCATGCCCTCACAGGAAGGGTGGCGGGACGTGTACGCGCGATCCGCCGCCGTGGTCATCCATGGCAAAAAGCAACGTAAGCGCAATTTCAGCGCCCGCGCCGGCCCACCAAGAGGTCGCCGCGGTCTGGGCACCCACCGCCTCCCTCAAGAGGTGGGACAAGAACCCCCGGAAGAATGACCCGGCCGTCGCCGCCGTGGTCAAGAGCATCAAGCGCTTCGGCTTCGGCGCCCCCATCATCGCCCGCAAGGCAGACGGGGAGATCATCGCCGGGCACACCCGGCACAAGGCCGCCGAGGTGCTCGGGTTGGAGCAGGTGCCGGTGCGGTTCCTGGACCTGGACCCGGCCGAGGCCCACCTGCTCGCCATCGCTGACAACAAGCTCAACGAGAAGGCCGAGTGGGACGACGCGCTCGTGGCGTCGATCCTGAGCGACTACAGCTTGGAGGACGCGGCGCTGGCCGGGTTCGACTCCGCGGAACTGGACAAGATGGCCGCGCAGTTGGCGCCAGCGCCAGCGCCAGAGTCTTCCGCAGAAGAGATCGACGTGAACTCCTTTGAACTCGGGTGTCGCTGCCCGCGGTGTGGCTTTGAGTTCAACCCAAAAGAACCCTTACGCCTGGAATCTGGCAGACCTGTCCGGCGTCCCTAGCGTCGGCGTCAAGGTCATGTCCACGTTCGCATGTGGCGGTGGCTCTAGCATGGGCTACAAGCGCGCCGGTTGCGAGGTCATTGCGGCCAATGACATCGACCCGGAGATGGCTTGGCACTACAAGCGGAACATCAATCCGAGGCACTACTTCCTGTGCCCGATTCGTGACTTGCTCACGGCCAACCTGCCGGAAGAACTCCACGGCATTGACATTCTTGACGGCTCGCCACCGTGCTCCACGTTCAGCATGGCGGGCAGCCGCGAGAAGGCGTGGGGTAAGAAAAAGCACTTTCGTGAGGGACAGGCAGAACAGGTCTTGTCGGACTTGTTCTTTGACTACCTCGACCTCGTGGGCCACCTGAAACCCAAGGTGGCCATTGCTGAGAATGTCAAAGGCATGGTCCTTGGCAACGCGCAGGGGTACACCAAGATGGTCATGGCCAGGTTCAGGGAACTTGGCTATCGCGCGCAGTTGTTCCTGCTGAACGCGGCCGACTGTGGCGTACCGCAGCGACGCGAGCGCGTGTTCTTCTGCGCTCTGCGCAACGACATCAACGCGCTGCCACTGAAGTTGGCGCCGAGGCATTCGTGGGTTTCTGCCGGCGAGGCGTGTGCTGATCTGTCGGTTTTGACCAGGGAAGAACTGGATGATGCGGCTCCGACGCCATTGGACATAAAATGGTGGCCATTGACGGATCAGGGCAGCGATTACGGCGTTGCTCGTCTGAGGGTCGAAGGCAAGGCGTCCACGTTCTCTCATAAGAAACTGAGTGAACTTCAGCCCAGCAACGGGCTGACCGCAGCCGATGATACATTCAAGCACTGGGGCGAATGTCGTCGTCTGACGTATCGCGAGTGGAAGCGTCTTGGTTCGTTCCCAGACGACTACGTGGCCAAGTCGCCGAAGATCGGCAAGTACATGATCGGCATGAGCGTGCCACCGAAGATGACGGAGGCGGTTGCGCGCGCGGTCGTTTCTCAATGGTTGAAACCAGATGCCTACCGACAAGCCCAAGGGGAAACCGGGCCGCAAGACCCGGCTGACGCCTGAGCGACAACAGAAGATCGTCAACGCCATCCGGGCCGGCGCCTACGTCGAGACCGCCGCCGCCGCGGCTGGCATCAACAAGGTCACGCTCTACCGCTGGCTCAAGCGCGGCAACAAGTACCCTGGCACCATTTACGCCGAGTTCGTCGAGTCGGTCCACGAGGCCACGGCACAGGCCGAGATGCGCGACGTACTCGCGATCAGCAAGGCGGCCAGCGACGGGGACTGGCGGGCCTCTGCCTGGCGTCTGGAGCGCAAGTTCCCGAAACGCTGGGGCACGGTGAGCCGGGCCGAGATCAGCGGGCCCAACGGCGGGCCGATCCAGACCGTCGATGTCTCCAAGCTCACGGACGAACAACTCGCCGCCCTCGCCGCAGGTCATCCGACCGACGCCGAGGATTCAGGCACAGGCTGAGCTAGAGCTGCGGCGACGCCGGTCCTCCCGGGTGCGCTGGCATGACGACCCGGTAACCTTCGCCCGCGAGGCGTTGGGCACCGAGCCGTGGGACCGGCAAGCCGACATCCTGCGCGCCGTCCACGAGTCGCCCCGCGTGGCGGTCCGGTCCGGCCACAAGATCGGCAAGAGCCGCGCCGCTGCCATCCTCGCTCACTGGTGGGTCCACACCCGGGACAACGCCTGGGTGGTGCTCACGAGTTCGTCGAGCCGGCAGGTCAAGGCGATCCTCTGGCACGAGTTCCGCGGCCTGTGGTCCAGCGCCCTGCTGAACCTGGGACCGGAGCCGGCTATCGACCCTGGTACCGGGTTCCGGTTGCCGGACGGTCGCCGGGTGCAGGGGTTCAGCACCGACAAGCCGGAGCGCATGGCCGGCATCTCCGGTCAGAACGTCCTGTTCATCCTGGACGAGGCGAGCGGTATCCCCGAGCCGATCTTCGAGGCCATCGAAGGCAACCGGGCCGGCGGCGCTCGCATCGTGATGTTCAGCAACCCGACGCAGACCGTCGGGACGTTCTACGACGCCTTCCACGCCAAGCGTGAGTTCTGGCGCACCTTCAAACTTTCGAGCGAGGACACCCCGAACGCACGCGCCGGCCGGGTCATCATCCCCGGGCTGGCGACGGCCGAGTGGGTGGACGAGAAGCGCCGCGAGTGGGGCGTTGACTCCCCGATCTACGCCGTCCGCGTCAAGGGCGACTTCCCGGCCCAGGGGAGCCGCGCCGTGGTCGCGCTGGCGTGGCTGACGGACGCGCAGAGCCGATGGGTTGCCACCGAAGAGGTTGGCGACCTGGAGCTTGGCGTGGACCCGGCCCGCTACGGCGACGACGAGAGCGCCATCGCCCCGCGTCGCGGCAAGAAGATCCTGCCGCTGCAAGCCTTCACCGGCCTCGACGGCATCCAGCTCGCCGGCCAGGTGGCCGCCCTCGCCCGGGAACTGAAGCCCGCTCACCAGGCCAAGGTCCGGGTGAAGGTGGACGTGATCGGCGTGGGCGCGTCCTGCGCCGACCAGCTCAAAACCTTTCCCGACATCGAGGTGGTCGAGGTCAACGTGTCCGAGTCGGCCACGTCCGAGACCTACCACCGGCTGCGCGATCAACTCTGGTTCTCTGCCGCGGACTGGCTCAAGGAAGGCGGCGCCCTGCCGCCCGACGACAAGCTGGCCGGCGAGCTGGTGGCGCCCGAGTACTCGTTCGACGCGCAGGGCCGTTACCACGTCGAGCCCAAGGACGAGACGATCAAGCGGCTGAAGCGCAGCCCCAACCGGGCCGACGCCGTGTGCCTCGCGATCTACCGCGGCGACGTGGTCCACGTCGAGCCCGCCGACCCGGACGCAGACACCTACCGCCTCGGCACGGGCCGCGGCTTCTGACCTGACCCCCACGAGGACACCATGACCACGAACATCTGGGGCGATGCCCTCGCGCGCAAGACCAAGGCCGACCTGGAAAGCACCACGGCCGGCGCGGGCGCCGCCCTCATCGGCATCGCTGACGCGGGTGGCTACACCGCCGCCGCCACGGTCGAGGCCGCGCTGGCCGACATCTACCTGACCAAGCGCGTCCACCACGTCCGCGGCGTGGTCTACAGCAACGTCGCCAACCTCGCGGCGTTCACCGTCGCCTCCAACGACGGCCTGGCCTACACCGAGGGCCAGCGCGTGCTGCTGGCTGGCCAGTCCACCGCCGCCCAGTGCGGCATCTACGTGGTCGGCGCCGTCGGTGGTGGCACCGCCGCCCTGACCCGCGCCGCGGACTTTGCCTCGGGCCTCGCCATCATGAACGGCGAGATCGTCGAGGCGAGTGAGGGCACCCTGTGGGCCGGCTCGACCTGGAAGGCGCTCTGCACGGGCGACTGTGTCGTCGGCACCGACGACCCGCTGTTCTACCCGCGCCAGGTGAAGGGCACCCTGACCCTCGTGGCCGGGACCATCACCCTCGGCGCGACGCAGGGCCTCTACCTGTTCTCGACCACCAAGAGCGCGGTGACCTTCAACCGCAACACCGCCGGCACCACGACCTCGACGGTCGCCTACGCCGCCCCGGTGGCGTCCCGCACCGCCGGCAAGTCCGGCACGGGCGCCGTGCTCATCCGGGCCGAGGTCGCCGCCGGCACCATCAACGTGGCCGACGTGTCCACCCTGGACTTCTGCATCACCAACTGGTGAGACGCCATGCCCTCCAAATGGCAAGGCGTCCCGCCTGACTGGTCCGCGCCCGCGGTCAAGGCCGTGTCCGTCACCGCCGCCGACAGCGACCTGGCCACCGTGCCGTGCCGCGCCGTCTACGTCGGCACGGGCGGCAACGTCGCTTTGATGCTCGCGGACGACTCGGCCGCCGTCATCTTCACCAACGTACCGGACGGCACCCTGCTGCCGTTCGCGTGCAAGCAGATCCGCAGCACGAGCACGACGGCCTCCGGGCTCGTCGCCGTGTACTGACCGCCGCCCCCGCCACCCACCACGACGCCGCCGACCATGAGCCTCTTTCATCGCGTCGGTGCGTGGTGGACCCGCGCCACCAAGCCGGTCGTCGTCAAGATCGACGCCGGCCCGACGATCCATGACCTGCCGCTCTACTCGCAATACCAGCGGGTCGGCGGCCCGATCACCCCGGAGCAGGTCACCGACGCGGTGAGGCACGCCGATGTCGGGACCATGTGGCCGCTGGTCACGCTGGTCAACGACGCCCGGCGCAAGGACGGCCACCTACAGGCGATCCTCGGCACCCGCGAGATGGCCCTGCCGTCGTTGCCGTGGGAGGCGTTCAGCTTCCCGGGCGCACGCCGCAAGGACCGCAAGGCCGCGGAGTGGCTGACCGAGGCCCTGACGCAGGCCGCGGGTGGGCCGCAAGAGGGCACCACGCTGCACGGGCTGCGGGGCCTCTTGGCACACCTGCAAAGCGGCGTTCTGCACGGCTACGCGCTGGCCGAGACGGTGTGCGAGAAGTCCGGCGGCCTGCTGTGGCCGGTCGGCTGGAACACCATCGGCGCCCACCGCGTGCTGTTCGAGTCTCGCACCGGACGCCCGCACTGGTTCGACCCGACCGGCAAGACGCAGTACCCGGGCATCGACCTGCGCGCCGGCTTCGCACCCGGCAAGATCATCTTCTACCAGCCCCGCGTGACCGGCGACGAGCCGACCCGCGAAGGCCTGGCCCGCGTGCTCCTGTGGGCCTCGCTGTTCCGCAACTGGTCTCTGCGCGATTGGGTCGCCCTGGGCGAGCTGGCGTGGAAGCCCTGGCGGCAAGGCGTCTACAAGAAGGGCGCCGACAAGAAGGACATCTCGGAACTGCGCGACGTGCTGCGGCAGATGTCCGCGTCCGGCGTGGCGCTGGTGCCGGACACCACCGAACTCAAGGTCGAGTGGCCCGCCGGTAACAATCAGGACGGCACGCACCAAGGGTTGATGGCCTTCCTGGCCGGCGAGATGAGCAAGGCCGTCCTCGGCCAGACGCTCACCACCGAGGCCGGCGAACGCGGCGCCCGCGCGCTCGGTCAGGTCCACGACCAGATCCGCCACGACATCCTCGAGTTTGATGCCGTGTCCGTGGCCGAGGTCGTCCGGCGTGACCTGATCGCCCCGCTCATCCGGCGCAACTTCGGCCCCGACGTGGCCGTACCCGGCTTCCGGTTCTTGACCGAAGAGGCCGTCGACCTTCTCAACTTCAGCCAGGGCGTACGCAACCTCACCACCTCGGGCCTCCGGGTCCCGGCGGCGTGGGTGCGTGACCGCGTCGGGGCGCCCGAGCCCAAGGACGGCGAGGAGTGCCTTGGCCCGCCCGACCCGAGCGCGGGTGAGGTGGACATCCCCATCGACCCGGCCACCGGCCTGCCGGCACTGCCCGCCAAGGAACCCACACCATGACCCTCCCTGACCAGCGCCGCGAGGCCGCCGCCGTGCTTCACGCCGACGGGTTCGAGATCCGCGCCATCAACGAGGACTCGCGCAGCGTCGATTACATCTGCTCGACCTCGACCGTGGACGCCCACGGCACCCGCATCGAGCAGAACTGGCGCCTCGACCGCTACAACAAGAACCCCGTGGTGCTCATGGCCCACGATTGCGACGACATCCCGATTGGGCTGGCGAGCAACGTGCGCGTGGTCAACGGGGCTCTGGTCGCCACGGTCACCTTCACGACCGAGGACATCAACCCGGAAGCCGAGCAGTGCTGGCGCGCCGTCAAGGCCCGTCTGCTGCGCGGCATCTCCGTCGGCTTCAAGCCCCACGCCTACCGCTGGGAGATGGTCGGCGACCGGGAAATCTTCGTCCTCGATGACAACGAACTCCTCGAACTGTCGGTGACGCCCGTGCCGTCCAACCCGGACGCGCTCGCGCTGCGCGCCGCCGACACCGCCACCCTCCAGACCCTTCGCGCCGAGGCCCAGGCCAAGCGCGCCAAACCGGAGACCCCGCCCATGAAAGAACTCGAAGAACTGCGCGCCGCGCTCTCCGCGAAGGACAGCGAGCTGGCCGTCACCCGCGCGACCGAGGCCAAGCTCTCGGCCGACCTCGCTTCCACCCGCGCCGCCGCCGACAAGGCCGCCGCCGACCTGAACGACGCCGTCAGCCGCGCCGCCCTGCTCACCGCCGAGGCCGAGCGCCTGGGCAAGAGCAACGCCGACCTGGCCGAGCGCGCCGCCAAGGCCGAGGACGCCCTGCTGCGTTCGTCGGTCGAGGCCCGCGTCGGCAAGGACGTGGACCCGGCCGAGGTCGAGCACCTCGTCGCCCTGCGCAAGGCCGCCCCGGACCTCTACGAGGCCGAGATGAAGCGCCGCAGCGCCTCCGGTCGCAACGACGCGCTAACCGAGCAGATCCTCCCCGCCGACGCGCCCGAGCAGCGCTCCGTCGCCGGCAACCCCATCGACAACCTCAACAAGGCGCTGGCGCGCCACCTGCCCAAGGAGTGAGCCATGGCCGCTCGCGCATCCGTTGAAACCAGCCTCGCCCTCAAGCGCAGCGCGACCGTCAAGGCCGCGTCCTCTGTGACCGAGGGGTATGCCATCAAATTCCACACCGACGGCACCGTCCTGAACGCCACCGCGGGCGACGCCGCCATCGGCTACGCCCTCGAATCCGGCGCGGCCGGCGAGGTCGTCCAGTACATCGCCGTCGGGTCCACCGCCTCGGTCAAGGCCAAGGTCGGGACCGGCGGCGCCACCATCGGCGCCTGGCTCAAGATGGCCAACGACGGCGTCACCGACGCCGGCCCCCTCGGCGGCGGCACCACCCTCGTCAACGTCGTCGGCCTGGCCGTCCAGACCGGCGTCGCCGCCGACTTCATCGGCGTCATCCCCATCGCCTTCGCGGGCGTGAAGGCTTGAAGGAGAGCACCATGCAGACCCCCAGCAACGACACCGCCAAGGTGCGGTCCTACCACGCCGCTCGCAACGCCCTGGCCGCCCTGCGCCGCAGCAACGACCCGGCCGACCAGAAGGCGTGGCGCGACGTGCGCGACGCCGTGGTCAACCTCGCCACCAAGAGCGAGACCGACGCCGCCGTCGAGCGCGCGCTGGTCGAGCGCGGCATGGCCTCGCGCGCCGTCTCCCCGTCCTCGGTCCACGGCGCCACGTTCATGGCCAACATGAGCGTGCAGTACGTCAACGAGGCGTACATCGGCGACGAGCTGATCCCCATCATCCCGGTCGCCAAGCTTACCGACGA